AAATAAAGGAGTTTAATGAGCATGAACAAAAGAAAATTTAAAATCGGAGAACTTTATCGAGTTGGTTTAGATAGTTTCGGTGATAGAATGACCGAAACTGGAAACATAATAAGGATTAAAGCAATAGAGTATATATACAATAATAAAATGGTTAGGTATCAAACAGTTAAGCCAAATGGTGGCGATAGTATGTTTTATATTTATAGCAGTTTTGCTAACTGTTTAAAGAAAATATCGTCCGATATTGACCGTGAAATTCAGATTACTTTCCACGATAAGACAACGGTTGCGAAAATGAAAGAATACGGCAAGGTAGTAAGAGTTGGCACTTCAAAATGTTGTTCTGATGATACATATAGTGCATATATTGGTGCTTTGCTTGCCTTGGCTAGAATATATTTTCCTAACGCTAGTTGTGATAATAAAGAGATACGTTTTTTTAATACTAAAATAAACCCTAAAGAAAAATCTGAGTATAGATGTGATAAGCAGTTCTCGCACTCTGATATAAATAAAGCAATATACAATTTAATTAGTAGATATGACATTGCTGATACATGGGTAGCAGAGTCACTGAATAATTTCGGCACTGCGTTGCATGAAGAACTTGAAAATATGAAGGAGGGCAAGTAATGGAAACATATAACCCAAAGGACGGCAGAAATTGGCACGAGATTAAATATACATTACAACACGGTAAGTATAAGGGTTGGTTTACTACTGAGGTTGGTGGCACTTGTCGAGGAGCTGATCTTCTTGACCCAGATATTTTTGCCACAATGTGTAGTATTGATATCGTTTCAAGCAACTGCGAATTTGAGGTTGACGAAGATAACGAGAGCTTTTCTTGTAGATTGCACGATGATAATGGCAATGACCTTTTCTTTGATTGTTGTGATGAAGAGGATGTGAGGGAAATGTTAGTAGCAATAGAGACCATTAACGTTAGATAAACTAAATTTAATGTGTTTTAGAAAGAGGGCATGATAAGATGGTGTGATTTTGAGTTCACAAAATGATAATTTTATTTGACAACAAAATCTGATAAATACATAAAAGGAGAAAATAAAATGGCTGAAAAGAAAAATAATAAGGGTCTTGGACTTCAGGAGACAAAGGGTAGTTTTCAGATAAGAGGAAAACTGACAGGCTGTGATAAGGACAAGTTCTATACAGAACTGACAACCTCTACAGGCAAGCCAATGAGAATGGTTAATGTAGGAGTTGAAATTGACAAGAATAAGTCTGTATATATAAACCTAAACGGTATGGAAAGAGACGTAGTATACTTCTCTAAGACCGAGGGCAAGGGTAAGGATAGAACGACAACAACAGAAAAGGTAAAGTGGGCTGACAGATTTACTTTTAACAAAAAGGACTTTAGACCTATTGGAATTAATCTTGGCTTGACAAAGGTGGTTGACTCAATGGGCAAGGAAGGAAATGATAAGAAAATACTTGTCGAATATGATGCTTGTAAGTACATAGCAGACAACGCAAAGGACGGTATGTCCGTATTTGTCAGAGGAAAGAATGAGTTTTCCACCTATCAGGATAGACACCAGACTAGATTTGTTCCGTCACAGATTTCACTCTGCAAGGACGTAGATTTTGACGCAGAGGACTTTAATGTCATTGGCAATTTCGAGCAGGTTATTGTGTTCATGGGCATTGAAAAGAATGACGAGGGTAACTTCACTGTATCTGCAAAGATTGTAACTTACAATTCTATAGAAGATGCGGAGTTCGTTATTGACAAGAGTAAATCAAAGTTTGCAAGCACTCTAAGAAAGCTCAAGCCATATACAGCCCTCAAGGTCTTTGGTGATATTATGATAGAACATGATATTGAAGAAATTGAGGAAGATGATGATGACGGTTGGGGCGAAAGCAACCCTATGGATAGAGTGAACAATCCGACAAAGAGAATACTTCTCATTACTGGAGCTGATAAGGATAGCGTAGATACAGAACTTTATTCAGAAGAAATTATTGATAAGGCTATCGCAAAGACAAAGGCTACCGAAAACGCAAATAAGGACTTTGGCTCTGATGATAATGATTGGGGTTCTGTTTCAGATAATGATCTGACAGACGAGGACGATGAGTGGTAAATTGTTATTACTAACCATTATTGATAACGAAACGATAAAATAAAAGGAGATAAAAATATGGCTAGAGCAAGAAAAGCAGCACAGACACAGAGTAAGCTTCAGATGATACTTTTTGGAGAAGAAGGTACAGGCAAGTCAACGCTTGCCTTGCAGCTTGCTTATTTTAAAAGACCTGACGGCAAGCCGTTTAGAGTTCTTTACATAGATAATGAGAACGGCTCTATTGATGATTTTATCGGTGGACTTGAAGCTGATGGTATCAACACTGAGAATATTTATATTGTGTACACTCAATCCCTGGGTGAAACAAGAGAATACATAAATAAGGTTAAGAACAAAGAAGATTTTCATGTCCTCGATGATGAGGGTAACGAAACAGATGAAATTGTACTTGACGGAGATGGTGAGCCATTTAGAGCTGATGCTATTGTAGTTGACGGTACAACTATTCTTAACCTGACAACTAAGCAGGCACTTGTACAGTTCTCTAAGAAGAGAAACACTGTTAAGGCTAAGAAAAATGAACTTACTGGCATTGAAAAAACTGTAGCCATTGAAGGTGCAGGACTTGAACTTAAAGATTATCAGACAGTTAATTTTAAGGGACAGGATTTGATACTTGATCTCATGTCCTGCGGAGCGCACTTTATTGTGACCGCCAGAGAAACGGACGAAAAGGTTTCCGTAAAGGGTGACGATGGTAAAATTACCAGCGTTGCAACAGGCAGAAAAATTCCTGACGGCTTTAAGCAGATGAACTACAACGTTAAAACTGTTGTAAGAATGTACATTAACGAGGATAACAATTTCTGTGCGTACATCAGCAAGGACAGGACAGGTGTACACGATAAGGAAACAGTTGAAGATTTGTCACTTGTTGATTGGCAGGTAATTATTGACAGAACAAAGGACAAAAAAGAGTTTTCTGTTAAGAATGATCTCACAAAGGCTGTCGATATTGAGCAGGATATTTATACAAAGGAAGTTATGGGTAAGGTTGGAGAGCCAGTTGATAGTATTGATGAAAACTCTGCCGAAAATCAGACAACAGAACTTCTTGATAAGATTTCAGCCGTTATGAAAAGTCTTAATCCTGTCGGTAAAACAAAGGCAAAGGAAGCTCTTTCAGCAGAAGATCTGCCTATTAAACCAACAGAAATGAAGAAAATCACCGATGTCAAAACTCTTGAAAGGGTTCTTGAAGTTATTTCTAAGATTTAATTTTTATAAATGAAGCAGTGAGGGTTATTCCCTCACTTGTCTTTATTTAGTTATTTTGATTAAGGCGGTGAAATACTTGGCAAAAAGAAGAACGAAAGAACAGTTAGAGAAAGACAAGCAGGATAAAAAAACAAGAATACAGTTTACAGATTGGTTATATAAACAATATGATATTTCATTCTTGCCAAAATATTTTTTTATAAATCTTGATAAGGTATATAAAGGCACTTATAAGAATTTGAATAAACCTGTTCCTGTTGAAGATTTATGGGATATGTGGCGAAAGAAAATGTCATTTCTTCGCAAGGTACATGAGTTTAATACTCGTAAAGGTAAAAAAATCGAAGGTGCAGCGTTAATTACATATGATCTTGCTATTATATTGTCTAAATATGACGGCTATTTGAAATGGAAAGAAGAACAGGCATTGGCTAAAACAGGTACAAGCAAAGAACAAGTTAATATAAATTATGAAAAAATGGCAAAATCAAAATCTCCTAAAGAACGTGATAAAAACAATGATAGCCTTGATATTGACAGCATCATTGATGAAATTTAGGTAGGTGACAAACATGGATATTATAACAAACGTTCCTACCGAAGTTCTATTTGTGGGTTGTATTTATAAACAGCCTGATTTGCTGGTAAATTACGGACAATATATCCGTAGTAAATACGATTTTTCAGATGAAGTTACACGTTTTTTTTACGATTCAGCTGAAATAATCTACAAAACAAGAACACAAACATTCAATAAAACTACTATTTTAACTTATTTTTCAGAAGAGCCTGAGAGACTTTCTTTGTATAAAAAGTATGGCGGTTGGAAAACTCTTGACAGTTGGATGAAAATTGCTATAACTGATGATATTGGTAAGTATCAGGAAATCATTAAAAAGTATTCTTTGTTAAGAGAGTATCAAAGGAATGGCTTTGATATTACAAAAATTGTAGAGCATAAGAAGTTTGAACAGTTTACGGCTTCAGATATATACAGATTAATTAGAGGTAAAGCAGATAGAATACATACGGTGATCTTGACAAATCAAGAAGCCGAAATTCTGAATAGTCATATTAAGCAATCGCTTATTGCGTGTATGGAAAAACCTGATTTGGGTGTATCACTTCCCTTTCCTATCCTAAATGATATATTTAGGGGCTGTAAACTAGGCTCGACAATGGCTATTGGTATGCTTTCCAATGCAGGAAAATCACGATTTATGACAAAAATCATTGCATATTTAACGCTTGTAAAGCACGAAAGAGTGTTTGTCATGCTTAATGAAATGGGCGTTGACGATCTCAGAAAGTGTTTAATTACAACGTGTATAAACAATGCTGAGTTTCAAAAGTTACACGGCATAAAGTTGAAAAAGCCTGAAAAGGAACTAACACTTGGTTTGTACAAGGATCAATCAGGTGAATACATATATCAGAAAACAGACGATTGGGGAGAGTCAACAGAAACTTTACAAGAGTACATTCAAAGGGTCGCTGAAAATTCAGAGGAATATGTAAA